CTTGAAATGAGTGGGGCTTTCCTTATGCCCAAATATAAGGAGTGACAAAGTGGAAGTACAATCCATAGCATCTGAAATACACGAAGCATCTAAACGCCTGTCAAAAGGTAGTGATGCTTTATTTTTATTAGCCAAGGCAAGCGCAGAAGCCGAACAAAAGTATAGGAGCGCACTTGCTAAATATATAATGGCACTGAAATCAGAAGGACTACAAGCGACACTAATTTCAGATGTTGCGCGAGGATATGCGTCAGACCTAAAGTTCGTTAGGGATCTTGCAGAAGCGAAATATACCAGTGGAAGGGACAGCCTGAGAGCTATAGCAGCTCAATGTAACGCCCTCCAATCCATACTAAGACATCAAGCCGACATATAGGACAAATATAGTTGGAGGTGTAACGACCGTGAAAGCTACTAGGACCTGCCGAGAGTTTATGATGACTCAAGCATATACGGACATAAAGGGACAGACAAACTGTGCTACCTGTGTGAAGTATGAAAGAGACACAGGAAGATGCTCCGATGAACAGGGCGTGAACCAAAGATATGAGGATACACCGAACTTTGCAGAGTTTAAACTCATGATGCAGGGAAATAAGCCGGTCTTTATATGATCGAAGTAAAACATAACCTATTTGTAGGAAACACAAACGGCTGTATAGGGCTAACGGACTTTGCGGTATTACTAAGCCGAGGAATGGGATAAGGGAATACGTTAGGGAACATTGGAGGGCTAACGATGGAATGGGCAAAGAACTTTAGCTTTTATATAGTAATCGGTATGGGCATAGGATTTGGTATCATAGTTATATTAAAAGTATGGGAAAAGGCTCTCGATCTTATATTACAAATGTTAGATCTCCAAAAAGAGTTTATACAGTATGTGTGGGACAAATACCACAAAAAAAGGATATTTAAACCTAAGATACAATAAGAAAAGACCCTCATTACTGAGGACCTTTCTCCTTATATATTGATTTGAACAAGTTATCAAGACAAGAGAAGGCGAGCATCTTTCGTCTAATATATTCACTCGTAGAAATTTCAAGGTCCTTCGCTTCTAGATTTAATTGATCCCATTCTTCGTCGGTAAAGCGAATACCTCTCATTGTAGTAGGGGAAGAGGTACGAGGTTTAGCCCCGGCCCCTTCTCGTTTACCACCTCTAGGCATTAGCTAGTAACTCCTTAGCAAGTTCAATATCGGAAGCATTGAACGATCCAGCAGAAGTGAATGAAGAAATCCATTTAAATAAACTAAACCATGACTCAGGAGCCACATTGAAAGCTTTAGTATAGATTTGAACATATCGTGGTGTGTGTTCGTGGATTGCTTTTTGATTGATTGTCATGTTTGTTTCCTCCTCAAATTTGATTATAACTAAGTATAGCATGATAACTTGAATCCGTCAAACGAAATCATATAAATAAGAATAACTTCAATTAGGGAGGTAAGCGCAATGGCATTAACGCCAAAGCAACAGGCATTTATAGAAAACTACATAATTAATCCTAATGCTAAGCAGGCTGCCATTGACGCTGGTTACTCACCTAAGACGGCGTTCGTGATAGGATATGAGAACCTTAACAAACCTTATATCAAAAGTATCATTGAAAAAGCCTTAGAGCAGAGGTCATTAGATAATGGGATAACAGCTGATTACGTGCTAAAAGGAATAAAGGGGATAGCTGAGAAAGAGGACGCAAGGGAGGCAGATAAACTAAAAGCTTATGAGCTCTTAGGAAAGCACCTCAAGCTATTCACTGATAACGTCAACCTATCCGGCACAGTGGCAGTTAAGATAGTAGATGATATCGAGTGAAGCTAACAGCGGCCATCGCACCAAGCTTTAATACGGTCCATAAGGATATAAAGGCTAAACAACATGTGCATTACTGGCTAAATGGTGGTCGAGGCAGTACCAAGTCTTCATTTGTTGCCATAGAGATCATACTAGGTATAATGAAGGACCCTAACAGTAACGCTGTGTGTATGCGTAAGGTTAAGGATACACTCAAAGACAGCGTATATGAGCAACTCTCCTGGGCTATAGAGATACTTGGGGTAGACACTTACTGGCATAAGAGCATTAGCCCTTTGTCGTTAACATACATCCCAACAGGGCAGAGAGTAATCTTCCGTGGAGCTGATAAGCCAAAGAAAATTAAGTCAATTACCTTTGCTAAAGGATATTGTAAGTTCCTATGGTATGAAGAATTAGACGAGTTTGGCGGTATGGAAGAGATCAGAATGATTAACCAGTCTCTTATGCGTGGTGGTAATGACTTCACCGTGTTCTACAGCTATAACCCTCCTAAGAGCGCTAATAACTGGGTTAATGCAGAAGTACAACTCACTCGATCAGACCGCCTTGTACATCATTCTAACTACCTTGCAGTGCCTAAAGAATGGTTAGGACAACAGTTTATAAATGAAGCAGAACATCTAAAGGAAGTTAAACCTCTAGCTTATCAACATGAGTATTTAGGCGAAGTAGTCGGTACAGGTGGAGAAGTCTTTGATAACGTTCTCATTCGTAAGATATCAGATGAAGAGATAGAAGAGTTTGAAGTTATTAGACAGGGCATTGACTTTGGTTACGCAGCTGATCCTTTTGTATATATCAGAACAGCTTACAACGCTAAGTATAAGCGTTTATATATATTTGATGAAGTATTCCAGGTTAAGCTATCTAACCTGTCAGCGTATGACCTCGTAATGGCTAAGAACAAGAACAACGAGATGGTTATAGCTGATTCAGCAGAACCTAAGAGCATCAATGAGTTACTACAGTATGGTCTAAAGATAAGAGCAGTCAAGAAGTTTGGTGACTCTATCGACTTTGGAGTTAAGTTCTTGTCTGAGCATTTAGAACAAATAATTATAGATGATAAGAGATGTCCTAACACAGCAAGAGAGTTCCTCAACTATGAACTTGAACGCGATGTAAATGGCAACTTTAAAGCAGGATATCCAGACCGTAACAACCATACGATTGATGCAGCACGATATGCACTCAATGATGAGTGTTATATGTTTAAGATCAATGTACCAGTGGAAATAGATCCCGAGTCAGAGCAGGGACGATATAACAAGATGATCAATGACTTAGGTAGAGAGATGCCTAAAGAGTTCTGGACATGGTAGCCGAATAGATCATGGCCTAGATAAACAACATCGGACAGCTATTATCCTATTTGACACAAGTCATTTAGCTATTGATACACAATCGTTTGTCATAGTCATATATTCTAAATAAACAGAAGGAGCGAGAGGGATGATTAATATACTAATAGGTATGGGCATATGTTCAGCCTTTTTTCTTTGCCTATTTGTAGCCTTCACAATAGGTTCTAAGCATGCAAAGAAGTCACTCGCAGACAAACGTACAGAGCAGGAAGAACTAGAGCTAGAACGTCAACGCAAAGGCTTTGACAACATAATGAACTTTGACATGGATGTTGCGCTAGGAAGGAGGGTTAATAGGTGAGTAACTACAACGGAGACTGCACCAAGGACTGGCAGAAGCTATTAGATGGACGCAAGTACAACAACACGCTCGAACCTCCTTATTCGGACATGGTCAATCTTAATATCGAGATGTACAACGGGAACCAATGGAAGAACGTAGAGAATAACGGTATCCCGACTCCTGTGTTCAACATCATGAAACGAGCTACTACGTTCTTAGTCGCTTCTATTACATCATCCAAGACGGCTATTAAACTAGAGCCTTTAGAGTACGCGGAGGTAGAAGAACAGCAAACACCCGAGATGCAAGACCAACAGCATACTAGTGATATAGCAACGGGCGAAATAGAAAACTTATTCGAGAAGTTCAAAATGGATAACCGAATCAGAGATGCACTATTTAAGTCTGCTCAGATGGGTGACGTATACGCTCATATCTATTTTGACATGGACAAAAAACCTTATGGTGGAATGTTCGGAGAAGTAAAAGGTGAGATATGTTTCGAACTTGTTAATGGAACAAACATATTCTTGGGTAATCCAAACAATCCCCGGATTGATAAGTACACTCAACCTTATGTATTAGTAACGGGGAGAGACATGGTTAAAAACTTACAGAGAGAAGCACAGCAGTACAAAAACTCTCAAGAAGCGGATAAGATCACTTCGGACTCTAACTGGCAATACGAAGCTGGCGAGATGTCCAAGGTAGAAATATTAAGCGATAATGGAAAGTCCTCAGGTAAGGCACTCTATGTTATCTGTTACACCTACGATGCCGATAAGGACACTATCTTTGCTTCTAAATGCACTGAGGGAGCTTATATGTATAAGGATATAGATCTAGGATTAAGCGACTACCCTGTTTCAGGGCTATGCTGGGATAAGCAAGAGAACCAATATCATGGTAGAGCGTTATGCTCTGATATTATCCCTAATCAAATCTATATTAATAGGCAATTCGCAATGGTGATGTACCACCTCATGAACGCAGCATTCCCCAAACTAATCTATAACGCCGATCGATTGCCACCGCCTACTAATAGAGTTGCCGATGCTATCGGGGTTCATAGTGTTAGTCCTGGTGAAAGCGTTATGAACTATGTGGGACAGCTTAATCCCGGTGTTATGTCTGGTGAGATCCTAAAGGTAATTGACATGGCTATCACCTACACTAAAGAGATGCTTGGCATTAATGACGCTGTGCTAGGCAATATAAACCCCGGTACATCAAGTGGTAACGCCATCGCATCAGTTATACGACAGGCAGCTATACCTCTCGAAAACACTAGAGCAAACCTATACGAGTGGATAGAGGACATCGCTAGAATACTTATTGACATGATGGCCACCAACTATGGAACAAGACCTATCATTGTTAAATCAAAGGGATTAAGGCAAAAAGTTGACTTTGATTTCTCAGCTCTTAAAAAACTATGGCTAAATGTTAAGTGTGACGTAGGCCCTAGCAATTTCTATTCGGAGATAGAGCAGGTGCAAATGCTAGATAAGTTATTAGGAATGAAAGATCCGCTGTTTACCATGATTGACTACCTAGAGAATCTTCCAGATAATTACAAAAATGAAGATCTCATAGAGAAAGTTAAAGAGAACTTACAAAAGCAAATGGATCAACAACAACAGATGGCAACTCAACAAGCGCAACAACAGCAACAAATGCAAGGGCAATCACAACAACAGGGACAACAGCAAGCGCAAGATCAACAGATGCAAGCACAGGACCAACAGATGCAACAACAAGATGAACATGCAAAAGTTGCAGATTTCTATGCTTCACTTCCCCCACAAACACAAGCCCAAATCAAACAACTTCCTGCTGACCAACAACAGAAAACTATAATGTCCCTAATGCAATCAGGCATTAAACAAACGATGAGGGGTGGTGGTGGACAATGAAGAAGAAGCCAGTAATGGTAGAGGTAAATAAGAAGCCTGAATTAGGTAAGATGCCTTATCTACAAGAGATGGCAATGATGCGTAACATGGCAAAGAAACCTGGCAATGCAATGCCTATGAAAACTATGCCAGTTAAAGCGATTGCCATTAAAGTAACAGCTAAGAAAGTAGCTCCAAAGATGACACCGAAGATTGGCAAGAAACCTTGTTAAGATAACAGGTCGTTTGGAACGTCCTGAATGATGCAAAGGGAGGTACAGGACATTGCGAGGTTACGCAAACGGGGTGGGACCGCGGGCATGAGGGATGCAACGTAGGTGAAATCTACGTCATGGTGAGAAGATGCATTAATAATTAAAGTTAACTGATGAGTCACCCTAAAAGGTGGCTCTTATTATATGCCCAATTATAGTTATCGTGCCCAACCATAGGCACAAAGAAAGAGGTTATATATGTTTATTTCAAATTTGTTCATGCAACCATACATGAGCGCAGACGACGCCATTGGCGGAGGTTCCGACGACTTTAGTGATGTTGTATTCGATTTAGAGCCAGATACATCAGAGACGGAAGAATCAGAAGCTACAACAGAAGCTCCTGAAACAACAGAGGACACCACCGAAGTTGAGACAGTAGCGGAGACACCAGCTTATATGAAGCTTAAATACAACCATGAAGAGAGAGATTACACAGAAGAAGAAGTTAGAACCCTCTCTCAAAAAGGTCTTAACTATGAAAAAGTATTCGAGAAATTACAAGCAGCAGAAGCAGACCCGAGACTAGCACAACACAGTAAATTCAAGCAGATTGCCGATAGCTACGGTATGTCTGAGGACGATTATATTACCGCATTACAAACACAATACTTTGAACAAACCGCAACACAACAAGGTCTAACTCCTGAACAAGTAAAGCGAGATTACGAGCTGGGAACAAGGGAAAAGGCACAAGCACAGCGAGAACAGGCTAACGCAACACAGCAACAGTCTGAACGTATGTATAACAACTTTAATACCAACTTCCCCGATGTTAAACCAGAATCGATTAAACCTGAGACTTGGCAGAGAGTAGAACAAGGTATGGATTTATCCCAGTCCTACGGGATGCAACAGAACCAAGAACTTATGTCCGAAATGAAAATATTAAAACAGAACGCAGAGAATTCGAAGAAAGCGCCTGTCGGTGGCGTTACTGGTCATGGATCAGATACAGCAAAGGCAGACAAGATCTTTGAGGGCTTTGACGAATAAGGAGTGTATTTAAATGGCTATCAATTATGCAAGCAAGTTCGACACTAAAGTCGCAGAAAGATTTACCCTCAAATCCCTCACAGAAGCAGCGGTAAACTCAGACTATGTATGGTCTGGTGTATCCACAGTAAACGCTTACAGCTATCCTACAACCGCACTGAGCGACTACACATTAACAGGAGCAGCACGTTACGGAGTTGCGGCAGAACAACAAAACACAGTTCAAACTATGACAGTTGCTAAAGATAGATCTGCTACCATCACGGCAGACCGCAAGACACTTGATGACACTAATTCAACTGCACAAGGTAACAAGATCTTATCCAG